ACGATACTGGTGTTCCGTATGTAACAGAGCTTATCGGTAAGGTTGCAGACCCGGAAAATGGCGGAACTTTACGTGTCCGTCTTAAGGCCGTTATGTTCGATAAAATCGATCTGATTAAATACGAAGTTGGAAGTATCGTAAAGGAAGAGTTACCGTTCACATTTGAGGGTTATGAATATTTAAATACAATTTAACGGCGGAGCAATCCGCCTTTTCATTTTCTCGAATACAATGCGCAAGTATTCGGGGATAAACAATCGAAGGGAAGCGAAATAATGGCGAAACAAGATGACGTATTAAAAGCGTTACTATCAGTCGGAGACAGCAAGCCGACGAAGGTTGTACCTATGAAGAGGTTCGGCGTTAATTTTGAATTACAAGGTATTGGTGGTAAAGAAATCACGAAGATTCGCGAACAAGCAACATTCGCTACGAAGAAAGGCAAGGAATTAGACGAAGAACTATTCGGAGCGCTAGTAATCGAAAAAGGTTGCTTAGTGCCGAAGTGGAACGCGAAAGAGTTAATCGAAAAATACGGAGACTCTAGCTCGGCAATTCAGAGTTTATTGCTCGCAGGTGAGATCGCAAAGCTATCCGCAGAGATCATGGAATTATCCGGATTCGGAGATGACACAGAGGAAGAAGAAGTAAAAAACTAATTAAAGGCGGTGGCGAGGCGTACATACTACACACCATATTCCAGCGCCATCATATACCGCCACACGAGATCTATAATTGGGACGACGGCGCTAAACAATTTGCTTACGCCTCTATGCTGTTAGTCCTAGAAGAAGAGGAGAAAGACCGTAAACGCATGGAAAGGGGGCGAAATTAATTGGCGTTCGATTTAAAAGCAACGATAAAATTAATCGATAGATTTAGTTCTCCAATGAAGCAGATAATCGGCGTAACGAACCAAGCTAATCAGAACATGCGAAATATGTCCAATAACGCAGACAAAGCAGGGCAATCCTTAAATAAGATGGGCAACCAAGCTAAACATGCGCATGGTGGAATTATGGATATGTATAAAGGGATGGCGAAAGCATCCGTTGCGATGGGGATGCTCGGTGCAACTGTGGCTCCATTTGTAGCGCTGAAACATGCGACGGATACCGCTATCGATTTCGAGGCTGCTATGTCTAAGGTTAAGGCGGTTGCCGAATCTACTCCGGAAGAATTTAAGAAATTACAAAAGCAAGCGATTGATTTAGGTAAGAATACGTCTCTTACTTCTCAGCAAGTAGCAGATGGTATGTATTTTATGGCCGCAGCAGGTTTAAAGACAAACGAGATAATGGACGCAATGCCTGGCGCCATTAACGCATCTATCGCAGCAGGCGAAGACTTCGCTTCGGTAGCCGAGATTATGACGACTACAATGTCAGGGTTCGGGTTGACTGCTAAAGATATGACGCATATTGGCGACGTATTAGCGAAGTCAGCGAATGAATCACAAGCGTCGATTATGGACTTAGGTTATACGTTCAAGTACGTAGCGCCAATCGCATCAGCCGCAGGCCAATCGTTAGAAACAGTAGCCGCAGCCAGTGCGCTATTAGCCAAGAACGGAATCAAAGCGGATACTGCCGGTACTTCCCTTCGTATGGGTCTTGAGCGTATGGCAAAGCTTCCAAAAGCAGCTAGAGATACGTTAGGCGCATTAGGTATCAAGAAGCTAACAGACGCGAAAGGCAACTTCCTTCCATTAGCTGATATGATCGATATGTTACACGATAAAATGTCTAAGCTATCTAATAGTGCTAGAATCGGAGCAATAGCTAACATATTTGGCACAGAAGCTTCGCCTGCATGGGAAAAGTTAATCGAAGGTGGCGGAGACGCTTTACGGAATATGACCGATAAGATGCAGAATGCAGATGGCGCAGCTAAGCAGATGGCGGATACTATGCGGGATAACGCGAAAGGCGCCATAGATCAGTTTAAAGGATCACTAGAATCGCTAGAAATTAGCGCAATAACTCCGTTTCTTCCTATGCTTAAGCAAATGGCGGAAAAAGCTTCTGGCGTATCTGATAGTTTATCCGCGTTCTTTGATAAATTGCAAGCTGACGAAAAGTTTCAGAATCTTGGGTGGGACGATAAGATAGTACTCGTTATGAATAAGGCTACAACCGCACTTGAGAATTATATGTCAGGGCCAGGTGGAAAGAAGTTTGATAATGTTGTTTCTAAATTAACGGAGATTGGTATTAAAATAGGCGGCGCGTTAGGCAGTTCTATTGTTAGAAGCGTAGTTGCAGAGATTGAAACGAGTCCTTTTGCTTCCATTATTACTGGGGCATTAGCTGGCGCTGCAGTTGGTTCTATTGTTCCTGGAGTCGGGACTGCTGTTGGTGCTTTAATCGGTGCAGGTGGCGGATTTGGTCATTACATCGGGAATAAACTAGATAATAGCCTAGTGAATAACCCCGATCTCGCAAATTTACCTGGTTACGCAACAGGACTTAGTTATGTACCTTATGATGACATGCCTGTTCGTGTTCACCGAGGGGAACGCATTATGACTGCCGAAGAAAACAAATCATACAGCAGTGGCGGAGGACAGGTGCTTGTCACAGGCAATACGTTCCATGTACGCCAAGAAAGCGACATCGACGCAATCGCTCGTGCATTATCTCAACACATTCTAACCGCAGGAGGTGCAGGCGCATAATGTCCGATATTCAAATGTGGTTATCTTTTAATAACGGAGCCGAACGTCTGCAACTCCCGGTTAATCCCGAAAAGTTATCGTTTCGCAGTTCACACGGATACGAGGACGTTCAAATTTCGCAATTGGGAGAGTATACGGTAATCGGTGGATCCCGCTTAAAAGAGTTCTCTTTTTCGTCTTTCTTTCCGCGTGATTACGGTCATTATTGTGAATATACGGATATTCCCGATCCTTGGGAGTCCGTTCAGTTAATCGAAAAGTGGATGGATAGCAGACGTCCTATGCGTTTAACCATCACAGGCACTCCGGTTAATGAGGCGGTAACGGTGCGCGACTTCAATTACTACGAAAAGGGTGGAAGCCCTGGCGACTTATACTTCGATATTTCGTTTAAGCAATATGTTTTCGTAGAAATTCGCCAAGTGTCGCAAGTATCAGCGAATGAGACTCAGGTAATGGCGGCAAGCACGGAAGAAAGCGCCCGTCCAAACGAATCCACGCCACCTACTAGCTATACCGTACAAAGCGGAGATTCCTTGTGGAAGATCGCGCAGAAGACACTTGATGACGGAAGCCGTTGGCAAGAAATATACGACTTGAACAAAGATACGATAGGAGCGAATCCTAATCTTATCTACGAAGGTCAGACGTTGGTGTTGCCGTCATGAGTAATATAAACGTAATCATAACGTATCAAGGAACGGACTATTATATCGAATCTCTCGTTAAAACTATTAGATGGTCAGGCGAAATTAAGCAACCAGCGAGAAAGCTTGCAATCGAGATATCGAACACTCGCGATGGTAAGACGCAATCCATGCCGATAGAACTCGGCAATGAAATCCGCCTCATATCTGACGGCACAGAATTGTTTCGTGGCGTTATCTTCTCGAAAGACGTTAACGCCAAAGGCCAAACGCAGATAACGGCGTATGACGAAGCAGTTTACCTTGCTAAAAACGAAGACACCGATAAGTATATCGAAATGACTGCGAGCCAAATCTTACAGAAGATATGCAATGACTTCGGTATTCCGATGGGGCAAATTGACGACACTGGATACGTCATTCCTCGCCTTATTATGCGTGATAAGACGCTATGGGACATTATAGTTACCGCTTTAACTATCACGAAAGATCAGATAGGCAAGCGGTATTTTTTATATGCAAGCGAAGGCAAGTTAAATCTGTTATACCGAGCAGAGCAGGTCGCCAAGTGGATTCTCGAAGATCGCACGGCGATAACAGACGCAAGTTATTCGCAAAGTATCGAAGAGACGAAGAATCAGATTAAAATAGTCGGGCAAGACGAAAATAAGCAACCGGTACTAGCCATCGTGAAGGATGACGATTTAGTTACCCGTTTTGGTGTATTGCAAATGGTACAGAGCGCTGATCCACAGATGAAACAAGACGATATTAATCAGATGGCGGAGCAGCTACTACTAGATCACGGTAAGATTAAGGATGAAGCAAGAATTAGCGCTATTGGTATCGACGACATTTACGCAGGAAAAGCGGTTTATATCTTCGAGCGTATGACTGAGATTATGGGCGCCTATTACGTCTCTACAGACGAGCATGTGTGGGAAAACGGCAATCACACCATGAGTCTAACGTTAACGGCCACGGATGATTTACCGACTATCGATTATAAAGACGAGTTCCAAGCGCAAGAAGCGGAGAAGAAACGTAAACCGAAGAAAGTACGTAAAAAGAAAGGGCGGAAGGAGGATCCACTAATTGAACAAATCAAAGCAGAACTTGGCGGAAATTAAAGAAGGCTCTGGCGGCAGTCAATTAGTGCAACTCATCCGCCATTTCGGATATAACAAAGACGTCGATATTGAGTTAGGGACGGTCACAGCGGACGCTCCTGCACTCAAGATTAAAATCGATAACATGAAGATTGAACTAGACGCATCCGACTTGGTTGTTGCGGAACATTTAACAGCACATACTCGCCATATTCAGATTACAGCGTCAGGTAATGCTAATTTAACATCTCACAGCATTACGACCGTTCCTTCTTCGTCCTATACAACATTTACTTTAAATAGCTCAGATTTAACCGTTACAGATGCAACCATTAATTATCTTGACGAATTAAAAACAGGCGACCGAGTTATCGTCGCATCCGTTAATAACGGGCAACTTTATGTCGTATTAGATAGGGCGGTGACGTATTAATGGGACTTAGCCCACTTAAGCCACCAAGTGAACGAATCAATATCGTAACTACGAAGCCAGCACCTTCCAAAACTTACGAGTTTGATTTCGATAACGGAGAAGTAACAGGCGGAATGATTGATGGAGCAGACGCCATTCGTCAGTATGTGCGAAAAGCGTTAAGCACGCCAAGATTCCGCCATTTAATTTATACGTCTTCTTACGGTAATCAACTAGAGGAATTAGTCGGTCAAGATTTGCCGACTGAATTGCTAGAGACGGAAATACCTCGCATTGTATCCGAAGCGCTCGAATATGACGACCGTATTGCTGACGTTAATGATTTCGTGATTGATCGACAGGGCGATCAATTATACGTCGAGTTTACCGTCACAACGAAAGACGGAGTTATTGTAACGGAAGGGGTGACAGTATAGAATGGCACAATATTCGAGTCAAACGAAAGACGCGATACTACAGCGTATGCTTGACGCTACAGCAAGCGACATTGATAAGCGACAAGGCTCGGTCACGTACGATATGTTATCGCCGTCCGCAACCGAACTAGCCCTCGCGTATATCGAATTAGATAATACGCTTAACTTCGGATTTGCAGATACGACTTATGGAACGTATTTAGACCGTAGAGTTGGCGAACTAGGATTAACACGAGTGGCAGCGGTAAAGTCTACCGGACAATTAACGTTTAGCGGAACAGACGGAACAGTAATCCCGATTGGTACGAAAGCATCGACGGGAGGGGCTGTTCCTATTTATTTTGTCACGACTGAAGCCGGTACGATTGCAAGTGGGTCGGTTACGGTGGCCGCCGAAGCTCAAGATGCAGGAGCTAACGGTAATGTTGGTATCGGAGCAATCACAACGGTAGTCGGTAATTTAACCGGAGTAACGTCCGTAAATAACAGCGCAAACTTTACGAATGGTGCAGATACCGAAACAGATGCCGCTTTACTTCAGCGCTATTACGACCGTGTGAGAACTCCGCAGACAAGTGGTAATGCTGGTGATTACCGGGCATGGGCGTTATCTCGTCCTGGCGTTGGCGATTGCAAGATTTATCCCGTATGGAACGGCAATGGAACGGTGAAAGTCGATTTATTAAGCTCCGATAAGCGTGCGCCAGGTCAATCGGTAATCGACGATGTGGCTTCGTATATCGAATCAGTTCGGCCTATAGGTGCAACAGTGACGGTAGTAGGAGCACCAGAGGTTGCGATAAATATTACCGCCACTTTGACGCTAGTAAGCGGAAAGACTCTTTCGGATGCACAAACGGAGATTAGCGCAGGCGTAACGGATTATCTTAAGACGCTCGCCTTCATCGACTCCGTTGTCCGTATTAACGAAATCGGTAAGATCATCCTCGACGCTTCGAGCGTACTCGACTACAGCGGCCTTACAGTTAACGGCGGTACTGGAAACATATCGATTGCAGACGGCTCAGTTGCCGTGCTTGGGAGTGTGACACTTAGCTGATGACACGCGACATTAGATTAGATATGGGCGACTACTTGCCACGGTATTACAGCGACTCTCGTATCGTAGGAAACATCCTCGATCGGGAGTCTTTTGAATTTACGGGATTAAATACGGAGATTACGAATGTTCTCGACCGGTTCTTTGTAGATACAGCGGACTCGGACGGACTGACTCGGTGGGAAACGGTTTGCGGAATTACGACGGACACCAGCAAACCGTTGGATCAGCGCGCAAGCGTGGTTAAATCAAAGCTTCGCGGGATTGGTACGGTCACGATTACATTGATTAAATCCGTGGCGGATGCGTTTACGAATGGTGACGTTGATGTGACGGAAAATAACTCGAACTATGAAGTGATTATTACGTTTACGAGCGTGCTTGGTACACCCCCTAACTTCCAGGACGCACAAGACGCGTTGCGTGAGATTATTCCGTCTCACTTGGGCATTACGTTCAAACTGAAATACCTGCTAATTAACGACGTGCAGGCGATGACTTTGACTCAAATGCAGTCACATATATTAACGGACTTCGCTCCGTTCCAACCGGTATAAGGAGGTTGAATTATGGCAAGTAATACGCCGAATCTCGGTTTATATAAAAAGGACCCGACAACTGACGGATCGCAAACGTTTGATATCAAAACCATGATGAACGAAAACTGGGATAAAATCGATACGGACTCTAAAGCGAAATCTGATCAAATTGGTGTTTTATCGAATTTAGATGCTTCCATTCCAGTTGGAGATCGTGAGGATTTAGTCAAAGCCATTAACTACACAAAAACGCACGCTACAGACGCTTCAACATTAGGCGGTCAACCAGCTTCCTATTATGCTCAGGCTTCTGATGTGTATGAACTTCAACGAGAAAACTCACATCTCCTAGCCTATGCCGATATTGATGGACGAGCATTAGGCAACACAGGAAAGTTTGTTGACCTTATGGACGGTCATTCCTACACCTATTCAGCAGGGAAGATAGACACCACGAAATCCAACGCAACAAGCGCTTTATCCATAGGAGCAACGTCTATTACCGTTTCCTCTGCTACGGGATTTGCAGTAGGTCAGGAAATCACAGT